ACAAGTGAATCAGGATTATCGGCAGACTTACCCTCTATTGTAGTCCCCCACTTGAATTTGATATAACGCTCTTTTTCAGATGCACGTTCTATGTCATTGGCTCGACCTATTACCATCTTTTGCCATACTTCCCTGAACATAAGATCGGCTTTATCGTAAGATAACCCTACAAGCCATATCTTTTTGTTTGGCTGAGATGCTATGTAAGTAGCCTCCATAGCTGATGCAGTCGTTTTACCAAATCGCCTGCCACATACCATAACAAAGAATTGGGCAGAGTCTTTTTCAGGATAATGTAGCTTTAATTGCCCTGAATGGGGTTTATACCCCATAAACTCGAACCATTCTTGTTTGTAATTTTTGTCTGCTATCATATGCAATTGAGAATCAATCTCAATAAACTTGCAATTTGCAAGTAAAGTAATTTAACTTACGCTACCTGTAAAATGCAAGATATTGTAGTTTACAACTTTTCAAACACAACATGGAGGGCAGTATGTCCGAAGAAACAACCCCAGTAGCTACTGAAACAGTAAGTGAGGAAACTACTAACGAGGCTTCTACAAGTTCGACTGATGTAGGTGCATTAATTGCCGAAAGCAAAAAGTATAGAAAAAGGTCGCAGGATGCCGAGGCTCGCCTGGCAAAACTTGAATCTCAATTAGCCAAGACTGAAGAAGCGAAGCTAAAGGAGCAAGGTAAATTTCAAACTTTATATGAGGAAGCAGAGGCTAAAATGGTAACATTAGAGTCTAATGCTGACAAATGGTCAAAGTATGAAACTGATAGGCGTGAAAAACTTTTAAATAGCGTTCCTGAAGACGAGAGAGAATCTTTGGCAGATTTGCCATTTGAAACTCTTGAGTATGTAACTAATAAAATTAATAATATGAAGCCAAATGCTCCTGAAGTTGTTGGAAGTCCACGAGAAGCCCCAAAGCCACTTGGTAATTGGGCAGAAATGGATTCTGAGGAACGAAGACAAAATTGGGGTGAGATAGTAAAAGGCTTTAATAAATCTTAAAGGAATAAGAAATGGCAAATAATATTACAGGTGTCGGAACAGCAAATGTTGATGCTGATGCTTTTGTACCTGAGCTGTGGTCAGCAGGAGTACAAAACTATATTAAAAAGAAATTCGTTTTAGCGAATTTAACTAATGATGTTAGCTTTATGGTAAAAAATGGGGGCGATACTATTAATGTTCCTCGTGTTACTGAAAATACAGCTACAACAACCACAATATCTTCGTTTACAGAGGGGACTGCTGCCATTGGGTATACAAGCCCTAATGATTCAACAGGTTCATTGACAGTAAACCAAATGGCTTACTATGCAAGAATCTATCCTGATATTGTAGAAATCCAAGCTAACCCTGACTTACTTGCAATGCACGCAGAAGCAATGGGATTTGCTATTGGCAAAGCAATTGATTCTCATATCTCATCACTATTGACAACCTATGATAGTTCTTATACAGAACACTCAATGGCTGCCGATAACGCATTGACAGCTGCTGAATTGTTATTGTTAATTAAATCTTTGTATGCAGCAGGGATTGACCCAGCCGATGGGTATGTGCTTGCAGTAGGGGCAGAGTTATTACATGACTTATTGGCTCTTGACCAGTTTGTCAATGCTGACTATGTTCGTGACCAATATGTATTCAAGAGTGGATTACTTGGGTCTGTAATGGGTATGCCTGTCTATGCTACTAATTCTATAGCAGCATCAGATGGAACTGCCAATCATGTTGTTGGTGCTGTGTTTAAACCAAGCAATATCTTCTTGGCTTATTCACAGAAACCTAAAATGGTATCAGAGTATTCTGTAGACTTCTTAGGTCATAAAGTTGCTACACACGCATACTATGGTTCATTAGTGGCTGTGCCAAAACAGTTAGTTCAAATTACCAATCCATAGGATTAGGTAAGTAAAGTATATAGGGGGGAGTTATCTCCCCCTTATATTATCATTATTAAAGAATTACAAAGATTTAAAGAGTCGGATAGGGTTTTGGTTTTAGGGCATAATGCCCTTGACTATAAGAGTGTTTTAAAGTATCCCTTCCCATACAAAACAGGAAGAGGGCTTCACCCCCCTGCACCGACAAGTTTGCTTTTTGATAACTGGCAGGACTTTGATGGAGATTTAATCACTTGTCATTTCCAAAACTATAATTCAAAGTTTGTAGTAGCTTCTGAACATTCACCAAGATTTCATGCAAGTGCAGGGATAAAAGTTTCTAACTGTCCTGCATATAATAGAGAGTCAAAGGAAGCCTATAAGGGGATGGTAGAGATCGGACTTGACCCTAACGACTTTAATTATTTTGACATCCCAAAGATGTTTAGCTATAAAGACTCTACATTGAATCTTTATTCAGGACACCTCGCTTTAATTTTCGCTTGCGATATGGGATATAAAGAAGTTTATACAGCAGGGCTTGATGGGAATGTGGTAGGGTATGAAGGTGGGTTTTCTTATAAAAGTAGGCATATTAATGCTCTAAAGCAGTTTGTAAGGAATGGAAGAAGTAAAAAGGTTGGTATTTTTAAACATAAAGAGCCAACGACAATGGCAGAGTGGAGTGACTGGAAGGTTTATAATACTTTTGGAGAGAGAATGAAACCATTAATTGGATATTGTAATGATAAATACCCTAATTCAAAGATTTACAAATCTCATAAACTATCTCTTCTGCCTGTTGAAATCAAGAACCCAATGGAGAATTATGAAAGACCTATTAGAAAGCATTAAGCACCATGAAGGATTTGTTGAACATGTTTATGACGATTCTCTTGGCATCCCTACTATAGGGTATGGGTTTGCAATAAAAGATTTAGTTTTAGAAGAAGATTTATGTGATGAGATCCTCCTCAGAAAACTTCGCATATTAGGTAGAAGTGTCATGGGCAAATTCCCTTTCTTTGATAGCCTGCCTCCAGAATGCAAAGAGGTATTGATGGAGATGTGTTATCAATTGGGAGTTACAGGAGTATCAAAATTTAAGAAAGCCTTGAAAGCTATGGAAGATGGCGATTGGGAGAAGGCTGCAGATGAAATGCTTGATAGCAAGTGGGCAAAGCAAACGCCTAATCGTGCTAAAGAGATGAGTAACATCGTAAGGAGTCTACATGAAGAAAAGTCCAGTACGAAGGGCGATAGTAACACCTGATAAGCATTTTCCCTTGGCTGATATGCCAAGCATTAAAGTTTTATGTAAGACAATTGAAATAGTTAAACCTACAATCTATATAGATTTAGGGGATGTGGGCGAGTGGTCAGGATGCTCACATTGGCAATGGAGTAAGAAGAAAAGACCTCCACTTGAATACCAATTACCCTTTATTGACCAAGATATAGTAGATGTTAACGCAGGTATGGACATCATTGATGAATCCCTGGATAAAGTCAAATGCAAAGATAAGCATATGATTGTAGGGAATCACGATGAGTGGATGAATAAGTTTGTTGATGAGAATCCATACTTAAAAGATTATAGGTTTGATAGTGCTGTTGATTTAAAAGGGAGAGGGTACAAGCATCATCCATGTGGAAAGTATTTAAAAATAGGAAAGTTAAATTTTTACCATGGTCATCACCTCGGCACTCTAAATCATACCAGGAATCATTTAATGAAGTTGGGGGCGAATATAATGTATGGGCATCATCACGATCTTCAGCAAACGAGTGTAACTCATATGGATGGGGTCAAGAGTGCCTGGAGCATTGGCTGTTTAAAAGACATGAGAGATGAAAAGAATGCTTGGCTTGGTGGTAGGAAGATTAATTGGAGTCATGCATTTGCTATTGTTGATTTTTTCCAATCAGGTTTATTTACAGTACACATTATTCAAATTATTAATGGCAAAACATCTCTTTGGGGTGAAGTGATAGATGGTAACAAGTAATGGATTTAAACATTATAGACCAGTATGGGTTGCCCATCGCAATCACAGTTGCTTTCGGTTACTTTATTTGGAAGCAACAAACCTGGATTCAAAAAGAATTAGTAGATGATTTAGAGAATCAGTTTCGTAGGCTTGAAGGCATTATTATAAAATTGATTGACCAACAAAAGATTACGCAAATGGATTTAAAGCAAGTAAAGGGATATATTGAAGGTATTGAAGATATACTTTCAAGACTTATAAATGGAGAGCCTAAAAAGTGAC